TTGCTTACCGACACAAAATTAAGAAAAGCTCTTGGCAAAAAGAGAGACCAGATCGAGGTCATATCGGACGCCCATGGTCTGAATGTCCGGTTGTCTACTTCCGGCAGTATAACATTCTTTTACCGCTACAGATGGAACGGGAAAGCCGCTCAGCTAACGATTGGCGATTATCCCACCACCTCCTTATCTCAAGCTCGCGAACGTAGACAGCAGTTCAGGGCCTGGTTGACAGAAGGACTCGATCCGAGACGGCAAACAGTTCTGGAGAAACAGAAAAAAGTCGAAGCACTCACCGTTAAAGAGGCTTTCGATTACTGGGAAAAGTATTACTGCATCCCTGAAGGTCTTGTGAAAATCAAGGTTAACCGGCGGGACTTCAATAACCATATAGCGCCTGTGCTGGGGAACATGATTGTTGATCAGACCACTAAAGCGCACTGGCTTAACCTTTTTGATGGCATGGGGCGAAGAGTTGTCACTGGTCAGATGCTTGGGCTGATGCAGCGTACGTTCCGTTTTTGCTCCAATCGAGGGGTCATTAATGTGAACCCAATTGAGAGCCTTAGGCGCTCTGACGTAGGTCTCACAGCATCCGTTAAAGATCGCAGATTGAGTGATGAGGAAATCAAAACAGTTTGGAATATCCTTCCTGAATTGAAGTACAGACAACAGCTGATAATGAAGTTTCTCATCATGACTGGCTGCAGGAGTACAGAGATCAGGACAGCAAGATGGGAGTGGTTCGATTTCCATGAGCAAACGTGGACCATTCCGGCAAGTGATTATAAAACCGGGAAATCGGTCAGAAGGGCACTTCCCGAGGCAGTAGTAAGAATGATGTTAGCAGAGAAGGAAACGTCAGTTTCAAAACACGTTGTGACACTGTCACGCTACAGGGGGCCAGAAGATGACAGACCGCCACTACAACCAAACGTCGCTCTGTTTTCTGCTCAGATTATAGCTAAAACAGGCATGAAACCCTGGTCTCTCCATGACCTCAGGCGAACAGTGGCAACACGCCTTTCTGAATTAGGTGCGCCGCCACATGTTGTGGAAAAACTGCTTGGCCATCATATGGCAGGTGTCATGGCACGTTATAACCTGCATGATTATCTGGATGATCAGCGTCACTGGCTTGCTGTTTGGCAGGATCACCTTGAGAAGCTGGTTGGTCAGCCTCTGGTTTAATCCCCACGTTATCTTCCCAGGCCAACAAGTCTGAAAGTCTCCACCTTTTAGGGCTGCCATTTATTTTAGGCTGCGGGAATGGCTGAGCAAAGTAAGAGGGCATCCGGGATGGGGTGCTCCAGAAATAGAGTGTGCTGCGCGATATTTTGTATCTGGACAGAACGTCATCGGTTATCAAAATTTCATCTGATTTATGAGATGTATTAGTCATAAAAACCCCTTAGTTACATTGTCCAGGCAGATGGTGTAGCCGGCGCGCGCAGCTCATGGCTGTGGCCACATAGCTACTTTTTCTGTTAACAACTTCTACAGTGATCTTTGAGCCTTGAACCACCACCGTATAAGTTCTTTTCGTTTTCTGTCGCCCGTAGGCTCCATAAAGCTCAACGTGTTTTGCCAGTGCCGCATCGCACGCCTGGCGGCCCAGCGGTGATTGTTTGCTTCGGTTAATCAGTCGCATATTCACCTCACACAAAGACATCAACCGGATCGCCAGCTGCGCGCGCGTTGTCGTTCGCTTCACGGCGGAGGCCGAGAACATAGCCAACGGGATCCCAACTGGACAGAATTGCATTGAGCTCTTTATGGCTGTGCCAGGTTGTCAGGCGTTTTTTAAGCTCGCTGGCGCAGGCGCGCACGTTCGCCCGGGTGGGGCCGGCCATCTTCATGCATAAGCACAAAGTCAGAAGCAGATCCGAATATTCGTCGGCGGCTGCACGCAATGCTGCCGGGTCGATGCTGGCTTCCAGCTCAGGTAATCGATGTTTAAGACTCATGCTGTCAGCTCCTCAATTCGTTTGAACTTAATAACCCAAACCCATGGATTGGAATTCCATGATTCGTCGCCGTAGATTGATTTCCAAAGGGTTACGAATGAGCCGCGGGCGCTCAGTTGATGTTGAGTCCAGCCTGGCTGATAGTGCTTCCAGAAGCCCCCTCGTAGCTTCGCCACGCCTTCTGCCTGAGCATCATGCTCGTTGATAGCGTTTAGCCGCTCAACCCGCACGTCGGTGATTTCCAGCAGAATGCGGCTGGCCCAGCGCGGCATGTGCAGCGAAGGAGTCCATTTCTCAGGCGTTGCCGGCGTATTGCAGACAGCTACGGGTACACGGTGGGTTTGCTCAGTCCATGAATTTCGCTCGCTGGCTTTGTATACCAGGGTGGCGACGTCTGTAGCCCGGCTATGCACCCGAAAGGCCTCCCGCACCCAGATGCGATCGCCTGGTATTCCGTATGGGCAGCATTCCCTGATCAGTTCAGGTACATCTTCCGGGTAGCAGCCGATAAACTTCTTCTCGATCTGAATGAATTTTGAAATTTGGTCTCTTCCGACCGTGCAGTCCTTTATAATCCTGCGCGTCTGCGTCTTTCGGCCATCCAACAATGCCCGCACCATCTCCCCGTTAAAAATCATCCCGCGTTCAGTAATTTTCGTCATATCGTTACCGGGAGGGCGAACCCTCCCGCCTCCCTTAGCCCACGTATTCCGGTTTCATGTCGTCCAGGGTGATGCGGAACTGCTCATACAGTTCATCACCGAGGTGGCGGCGCGATGAGGTCAGGGTGCTTTCTGCCTTCGCGAATAACGCTTCGGCTTCCGGATCCCCCGGGTTAGGAAGTGAATTAATGGCGGCCTCAACTTTGTTTCGGGCGTCTACCATGAAATAACGCTGCACGGCTTTACCTTTCAGTTCGGTGAAAAGAACAGTGCCCAACACAGCTTTCTCTTTATCCAGATCCGCCCTGATGGCTTTTGCTGCATCGACCGATTCGGCGTGCTCAATGCGGTCACGGAAATCATCTGCCAGGGAATCAATATTGAAAGCTGAATCCTGCGCGCTGGTGGTGATGTCTGTTCCGCTGGTGATCTCTGCGACAGACATTCTTTGCGCCGGCGCCGGGTTTATTTCTCGCTCGGTCCTTTGTTCAACTTCATCCGGGCTGTAAACACCCAGGATGACTTCCGGGCAATACAGCCGTGCCCAGTATTTGACGCCCAGATAAGCGATCTGCTGTTTCGGGTTAGAAACCCACAAAGGAGAATTACGTGTGACGACTCCAGAGAGATAAAGTGGCTCCCCCCAGGTGATTTCTGATTCACCGCGCAGAATCGCGCCGACCTGGACGAATAACCCGATTTCGTCTTCATCAGTCCAGCCGCGCACCCGTTCTGTAACGCTGTATTTCCCATTTTTACCGTGTTTTTCCCTGGTAATTTCCTGCGTCCTTGTGCAACGTTCCCAGTTGCCGCCGTAGCGATAATGAAATCGACCGTTAATAGCGCTGGAACTGGCGATTACCGCGTTGACGAGCTGGGCTTCATATCCGAGCACGCCGTTTACCAGATGCGTTTTTTGCGCGACTGCATAGGGATTCATGCCCCACTGCATAGCCTGCATAACGATGGCCATGCAATCGGCTGGCTTACCTGCAAGGTGAGCTGGCACTGTCACTTGTGAATCAGCCATAAGGTTTGCGAAAGCAGTTAACTGACCGAGAGCCTGAACGTTAAAGATCGCGTTGCTAGCTGAAATGGTGTTTGGTGCCTGCTGTTCGGCTGTAACAATGTTAGTGTTTTCCATGACTGTTCCCCCTTATGCCTGTACGCGCAGCGCTTCGAGACGGCGCATATCAAAATCGTTAAGTTCTTCGGTGTAGTCTTCGGTAATCGGCGCCGGCCATTCGCCAGTGTCGAAACCGTTCGCGATGGCACGCATTGCTTTGCGATATTCCAGCATGCCGAGTTCCAGCATTTCTTCGGATGCCTCGATGATGGCGATCCAGTGGTAGTTCTCGTCTTTGTTGACGAATATCCAGAAGAACTGGTCAAGGGCTGCGGTTTCGCAGTACATAGCCGCGCTCAGGTGGTAATCGCGCTCGATGATTTCCCGGTGCAGCTTCGCGCGCAGGCCTTCCTGCTTAATGTTCCACATACTGATGGTTTTCAGGTCCGCACCAATGCGCAGGCCGCCCATGTCTATCTCAAGGTCAGGGCGCACGCGAACTTCCAGCCCGGTTTCCTCATCAATGCCGAAATAGCTCACCTCGACGGCACGGCTCGGGTGCGTCAACAACTTGCCAGCGGTCGGGTGATTCAACAGTGCTTTCTGAATGGCCAGTGCCGTAGCCAGCTGCTGGCGGGTAACCAGCACTTTTCCTTCCGGGTTCTCGCGCCATGCATCCAGCAGCTCGTCGGCAAACACGGCATCCGGTTTTACCGATTTCACGGCCTGAATCAGATCGGCCTTTGTGCCAGAGACTTTCAGGGGCTGCGCCTTCTGTGCTTCCTGAGCAACCATGTCAGGATTAATAAGCGCCAGCTGTTCCAGTAAGGCATCGCGGCCACCGCTGGTTTTCACCTGGGCGGGCAGGGTGGCGTTGTATTCTTTGATGCAGGCCTTCATTGCGGTGGCGGTTTGCTTCTGACCGTCTTCAATGCGCTGGAACTCAGCAGGTAAAGACATATAACCCTGGCCGGTTTCTTCAACTGATGTACCCAAGGGAACCTGGGCGGGCAGGTTCGCGTTGTATTCCTCCAGGAATCTTTTGATGTCATCTGCGCTGAGTAAAACCGGAAGCCCGTTGTTGTATTCGTCGATAAATGCGCGGATCGTCGCCGTCGTGGTGAAGGCACCTTCCGGGATTTCCGGCTCGATACTGAATTCTTTTTCCAGCTGATCAGGCTGCAGCGCCAGTGCATGCACCAGATTGCCCATATCCAGAACAGGAGAGCGCACCTTCTGGATGGTTTTGGATACGTGGCGCGCCTCGAAATACATCAGCGATACCCGGGCATCTTTAACCATCGTGGAGCTGATGCCGTTAGCGGCGTGGTAGACCTCATTTGGCACGCCTTCATATCGACCAGGCTCGAAATACTCCGGCCATGCTGGCGCTGCTTGTTCAGCCTCTTCCTCTTCATCGCTATGAGCACTCTCTGAAACCTGGCTTTTCAGCACTTCGGCGGTAAGATCCGGGCAGCGTTCAGCCAGTATTTTGCTCATGTTCACGGCAATTGTTTGCGCAGGAGGCTCATCAGCGCCTTCGCCTGCTGATACCGCATTATCATTTTCGTCTTCGACCGGCTGAGCCGTTTCCATCTGCACATCGCTGGTGGTTTCCCCGGAATTAGCTGGATGTAATTTTTCTTCTGCAGCGCGCTGGCGCGCCTGGTCCACGATAGAAAGTGCTGGTGCTGGCTGGCTATCCATCAGACCATCAATCGAAAAAACACCATTGCACATGTTTGAAACTTCAGGCTGTTTGGGTTTGGTCAGGTCTTCAGTTATCCACTTCGGATCCGTGGGGTCACTGATGCCTTCGACATATTCGCCACGTTCGGCGGCCAGAACCTGATTAGCGTCAGGGCGTTTCTTTTGAGCTTCTTTCACCAGTTCGGTGCCAATTACCTGAAAGTCAGTTGGGAGAGTTTCCAGGTCAGGCACACCTTCATCTCCATCGATAGCCTTTTTCACAGCGTCCAGAGTGACGGCGGCAGATGAAACATGACCAGCTTTTTCAAGAGTCTCAGCAGAAGGGGCGTCATGCTTATGCTCGGTCAGGTTCGCATTGATATAGGTCTGCAGACTTACCGGGAAATGATGAATGTCGCTGGTGGCGCCACGAATAAGGGCAAAAATCGCGGCGCGGGAATAATCCAGGATGCCTGCAACCTTGCGCAGCGCTGCCGACCATTCCTTGAACGGACTTTCTTTCTTCTGAACGATCTCTTTGGCCCGGCGGTGAATTGATGCCGGGAAATTGTAGATATCGAAATCCATTGGCATTGTGGCCAGGGCTATTTCTACATCGAGCGTATCAAGGGTATGGGTGTAGTCAGGGTTGCGATCGGTTTTATTACCGCCGCCAGCATTAGTTCCTGCATCAGTTTTCAAAACCGAAGAAATGCAGTTACCGGCAGCCCATTCCCTGGTGAGAATGCCGCGGTCGATCGCGTTCGTGGCGAACCACAGCTTTGCAAACTGAATACGTTTGCCGAGCTCATGCCGTTTCCCTTCCGGGAAGACTTTTTTATTGGCGCTGGTGAATTTCCAGAGCGTCGGCATATCGTATTTTTTGATTTCAGGGATATTCTCGGCGGCCAGAATCAGATCCTGGACGGCTGCGTTATCAGTGTCCATTTCCAGAACTGACAGCTCCTGCCGGTGAGGCATGCTGATATGATAAACGTGACTCTCTTCGGCCATATACTGCGCCAGCAGCTGAGCGCGAAAGGGGAGTTCTGCCACGTTAAAAAGCGCGCTTGAATCGTCCTGGTATTCATCGCTACCGAAAGTTTCCACGGTCTCATCTTGTGCCGCGTCGCCAGTAGTATTGGCATCAACCAGCTCTCCAGTAACGGCCTCAGAGGATACTCCGGCATTATCGCCGTGATGAACATCAGCAGGCGCCAGTCCTGGCTTAAGAGTCCAGGTGCGGCCATCGTCGCCGAGCTGGTAGCGTTCGCACCATGAGTAATCGAGAACACCCTCCGCTGGCAGGTCGTTGAATACCGGGAAATCGGTGCGAATAGGTTTTTGATAGTCTTTGCCGCGGCCTGTTTCGATCCCAGCGTCTTCCAGATCGACGTCGAGCTGCAGTAGAGCGCGGGCTTCTGATTTATTAGTGCGCCAGATTACGGCATCAGCTTTACCCGATTTTTGAGTCGCTTTTATCAGATAAAAATATTCCATGTGATAGCCTCTATTTTGGATGTAGAATCCCCCGGGCCATTGGTAGCGCCCATTTAGGGTGGTCATTGGTTTTGGTAATTTCCGGTGTAACTTTGGTCGGTGGCACCGGACGTACAGCCCGCTTCGGCGGGTTTACGTTAGCTCTCGTGCGCCATCTGGTCGTAAGAGGCGCAGCGTTCAGAGCAATACTCTTTTTCTTTCCGTGCTAGCTGGTTCCCCTGGAGGTACAACAGGGTGCTTACCACTGGCTTTCCCTCGATTGCTTTACTGCAGTAACCGCATTTCTTCTGCATTCTTCCCCCTACATTTGCACCGTGAACCCGGCCGGATGCTCGTCCAGTAAACCTTTCAGTGGATAACATTCAGCTTTCACGTGTTGCTCTTCTGCAGCTGCCTTGCAGTCATTCTCAGTGTCGTAAACGCCGAGCAGGACATCCTGATTACCGCCCGTCAGCATGCTGACGGTGAGAACCAGGGCAAACATCGTGCTCATGAAGGGCCTCCTTTTGGCGCGAGCATGTAGCACACCCGGCGGATGAAAGCCGACAGCGGATTTAAACGAACAGCCTGCTGACGAGCGGGTTTGCGTGCGAAATCATTCATAGAAACAATCCCCTCAGTGCGCTGAAGAGCGCGATCCAGATGAAGAGCCCAATAACTGCTGAAATGATCAGGGCTCTGATGCCTTGCTTGCTCATTCCAACTCCTCATGTTTGCCTGTCTTTTAACCACTTCAGGCTCGGTGGTATGCTGGTAGTTCTCACACAGCCAGCAAGGAAATAAAAAATGTCAAAACTGACAACTATGAAAGTTGCTTGCCCTGATTGCGGAAGCGAGATGCTCAAGCGTCCCGATGGTTTCGACTTTGATACAAATTTTGTTGGCGTCAGTTGTGCCAACTGTGGTCGAGAAATCACTAAGGACGATGTTGTTAAGCAAGGGACGGATGTTGTCAAAAAGCAGGTTGACGACATCCTCAGGGATGCCTTCAAGGGAACGGGCTGGAAGCTCAAGTAACCCCAGTAGTTCCTCGACCTGATTGATTACTTCCGTGGCGTCTATTTCGAGTTCAATAGGCGCCACCTTTACCTTACTCATCTCACCCTCATTGCCTTGTCGCCGGCCAGCGGAACGTTACTACCTACTGCGCATTGATATTTCCACCTCATCCCGGAATTCGTATGCTCCGGGCAGCTACTTCGTGGGCGTCCTGCCTTGGTGGGGTGTTGCTGGAGTTAATTAAACACAATGTTTAATGTTGTGTCAATATTATGAGTAATTAAACGTAAACAAAAAGTTTATAACGAGAGGTGGGTTAGTGCAGGGAGTATGTTTATGGGTCTATTCTTTGGTTTTAAAAACATCTATGAGGGCTAATGGTATGCGGTATGAGGATGAGTTTTTCGCAGAGATGCACCCGCAAATAGCGCAGGTTATCGGGGTAGCGGTTATGCAGTTACTGGTTGAAAAGCAAGAGCCGTCAAGAGAGGCTCTGATAGAGATGATTCAGGTGTTGTGGCAGGAAGACCAGGTGGATCTGGCTGTGGAGTTGGCGCTTGATGTGCTGATGCTGCCGAAAGAGTAGGGCAATAAAAACCCGGCGCGGGTAATGCTACCAACTTACTGATTTAGTGTATGATGGTGATTTTAAGGTGCTTGCGTGGCTTCCATTTCCATCAGATGTCCTTCCTGCTCCGCTACTGAAGGCGTGGTGCGTAACGGCAAAAGCACTGCCAGACATCAGCGCTATCTCTGCTCTCACTGCCGTAAAACATGGCAACTGCAGTTCACTTACACCGCTTCTCAACCCGGTACGCACCAGAAAATCATTGATATGGCCATGAATGGTGTTGGATGCCGGGCAACCGCCCGCATTATGGGCGTTGGCCTCAACACGGTTTTACGTCACTTAAAAAACTCAGGCCGCAGTCGGTAACCTCGCGCATACAGCCGGGCAGTGATGTGATTGTCTGCGCTGAAATGGACGAACAGTGGGGCTACGTCGGTGCTAAATCACGTCAGCGCTGGCTGTTTTACGCGTATGACAGGATACGGAGGACGGTTGTGGCGCACGTCTTCGGTGAACGCACTCTGGCCACACTGGAGCGTCTTCTGAGCCTGCTGTCGGCCTTTGAGGTCGTGGTATGGATGACGGATGGCTGGCCGCTGTATGAATCACGCCTGAAGGGAAAGCTGCACGTTAACAGCAAGCGTTACACTCAGCGAATTGAGCGACATAACCTGAATCTGAGACAACATCTGGCAAGGCTGGGACGGAAGTCACTGTCGTTCTCAAAATCGGTGGAGCTGCATGACAAGGTCATCGGGCATTATCTGAACATAAAACACTATCAGTAAGTTGGAGTCATTACCCACCATCCATAACCATCCCTCATATAATTATTATGAATTTCGCCAACCTAAACAGCCTATCCATGCTTCCTGTACGTCTGCGGCATTACCAAAAAACATCGAACTACCGGTCTGGCTTACTCAAAGTCATCCCGCCCACTCCTTCGCTTGAAGAAAATTTTGTCCAGCCTGAGGACTATCCCAACCAACCCGATAATCAGCAAAGTAATAAGTATGGGGATAACTAAGTCAGACATGCTTCCTCTGCATTGTTTAAATCTTATTTAGGCGGAGCATCAGAGGACTGGCTGTCTAGCCATTCTGCAAGTTTCTTTAAAATCTGCACTCATGTTGGATCTGCCTTATGTACCTGGAGTCGCATAGCCACCCAGAATGAACCACGCCAGAAAAGCGACTGCAATGATGAACACGCTCGCCGGAAATGCTATAACAATTCTCATAAGACCGCCCTTAACTGTCACTCGCCATCACCCTTAATCCGCCGCCCCATGTACTTGGCATACAACTCATCGAGCTCTTTGAGCCGCAGAGATACGATCCGCAGCATGTTCTGTTGCTCTTCTTCGTTGGGGAGTTGGTTATAGAGTTCCAGCAACCGCTTCTCGTCCGGGCGTAAACCATCATTTGCATCGACGTCCTGACCTAAAACCCACTCAAGGCTTACGCCAAGAGCATCAGCGAGCTTTATGGCAGAGCTCTTTCCGATCGCTCCCCGCACAAACCAGTTGTTAACCGATTGCGAACTTACACCACAAATTCTCGCTATATCCGCTTTGGATATGCGCTTCATCTCAATTATTTCATTGAGCCTTTGGACCTGTGGGTTGTCGGACTGGTGCGTATTTTTTCTCATATATCACGATTTTAAACTAAATGTTTACCATCTCAACATTCATAAAGTTGACATTAAAATAAACATAATGTTTAATTCTCTCTGTAACTTTAACGGAGTGGTTTATGAACGCATTAGAAAAAGCCATACAGATCGCTGGTGACGCAACGAAGCTAGCAGAAAAACTGGACGTCTCATCTATGACTATTAGCCATTGGAAGCATCGCCATGGGGGAGCCGTTCCTCAGTCTCGGGTTTTCCAAATCTTCCGGGTAACCGGCGTTACTCCGCATGAACTTCGCCCAGACCTTTACCCAAATCCAAACGACGGTTTGTCTTCACAAAATCTGGCGGGATGACCATGCAAACACTTTCCTTTCAACAAAATACCGGATTCAACCCCGGCGCTCTGATAAAGCGAAATCAGGCGAAAGTGGCAGATCACGACGGCATTCGTTCTGCCGTTCGCGCCTGGGCCGCTGCTGAAGGTCAGGATGTTGTTTCGGCATACATCATCGATGAGTGGCGCCAGCAGGGCGGGGAAGAAATTGAATTTCCCGCGGACATCAGCCGCGCCCGCCAGAAGCTTTTCCGTTACCTGGATAACGAGGTCGATTCTGAAAAGTATCGCGCGAATGTGCGTCTTCTGACGCCAGCCATCATGGCCGTCCTCCCGTTGGAATTTCGCCACCGCCTGTTGCCTGAAGACAATTTCATGTCCCGACTGGCACGGCTGGAGAAAGAGACCAGCGAAGCGAAGGTTGCCGTTGCCATGGGAGCTCCACGTCATCAAAAGCTGAAAGAACTGAGCGAGGGAATTGTCGAGATGTTCCGGGTTGACCCAGAACTAACGGCGCCACTGATGGCCATCGTCACTTCAATGCTGGGGGTTTTGTAATGTCGGGTATCAAAAAGGCGAAAGCCGCGGTGCTGTAACACCAACGGCTTTCAGGTGCAAAAACGAAGAGGTAATTGCGAGGTAAGTATGTCAGGAACAAAGACTGAGGTAAACGCCCAAACGACCCATAAATGCTACTTTTGCGGAGCGAGCAATATTGAGGTTGCAGGCGTTCTCATTGCCGGCCCCGGCGTATCCATCTGTCAAAAATGTGTCTTTCAGTGGGTTGATATTGTCTTTCAACACGCAGAAAAGACCGATAAACCAACGTCATAAGTTCAGGGGTATCTATGCGTGACTATGCAACAGTCGCACCGCAATTCTGGCTGGGGAAAACAGGTCGGGAACTGCGGAAAAAAGGCGCTGAAGCGCAGGTGGTCTCGTTTTATCTCATGACCTCGCCACACGCAAACATGCTCGGTTTGTATTACCTGCCAATTCTCTATATCGCCCATGAAACAGGGCTGGGCTTAGAAGGGGCTTCGAAGGGGCTTAAAAGCACCATCGAAGCGGGGTTTTGTAGCTATGACGAGGACACAGAGATGGTCTGGGTGCATGAAATGGCCGCCTACCAGGTAGGCAAGGCATTAAAGCCAGGTGATAACCGTTGTGCGGGGGTCAGGAGTGAGTATGCATCACTTACAGAAAACCCTTTTCTTTCATTATTTTACGAGCGTTATAAGGATGATTTTCATCTGAATGTCAAACGCGAATCGTGCCCAACGCCAGAAGGGGCTTCGAAGGGGCTTCGAAGCCAAGATCAGGAACAGGAACAGGAACAGGATCAGGAACAAGAACAAGATAAAGATCTTTCGGGGCATGGCTCCGCCACCCCCCCAGATGGTGGATCCTCCGATGAAGCTCCATCTGAAAAGCCGAAAAGCAGTTACCCGGAGGAATTTGAACTGGCCTGGAGGGAATACCCAAAGCGCGCAGGAGGCAATAGCAAGGTCGATGCGTTCAAAGCCTGGACTGCCCGAATTAAATCAGGCGCAACAGCGCAGGAGCTTACCGATGGTGTTCGACGATATGCGGATTACGTCACTGCTGCCGGAAAACTCAACACTGAGTACGTGAAACAAGCGTCCACGTTTTTCGGTCCCTCAAAGCACTACGAGGAGTTGTGGAGCTTCGAAGTACCAACCGGTAAACGGGATCCGAACTCAATATCCCAGCCAGATAAATTAATTCCGAGTGGGTTCAGGGGGTAGTGATGAAAAATATGATTGGTACTGGTAGTGCGCTGGAGCGGCTGAAAAAACTCATCCCTCCGGGTGTAGAGCCTAAGTTTGGCAGTGTAGAGGAGTGGAGAACCTGGCAGGCCGAGGAAGGGCGCAAACGCTGCGAAGAACTGGAAAAACAAAACCAGCGTACCCGTGCTGAAAAAATATTCGGACGAGCGGGAATTCAAGATCTACATCGGAGCTGCACGTTCGCAAATTACCAGGTGGCAGGAGATGGTCAGCGCCGGGCGCTCACGATGGCGAAAAGTTACGCACAGAACTTCGGTTCAGGGTTCGCCAGTTTCGTATTCAGCGGAGCGCCGGGAACCGGGAAAAACCATCTGGCGGCCGCAATCGGAAATCACCTGCTGGCTGGTGGTCGCTCTGTGCTGGTGGTGACTATTCCTGACCTGATGCTACGTGTTCGCGAGTGCTACGACGACGGGCAGTCAGAGGCTTCGCTTCTGGACGACCTTTGCCGGGTAGATCTGCTCATCCTGGACGAAGTAGGCATTCAGCGCGGCAGCAGCGGCGAAAAGGTCATTCTGAACCAGGTTATCGATCGCCGCCTGTCGTCGATGCGTCCGGTCGGCATCCTGACGAACCTGAACTACGAATCTCTGACGGACACCCTCGGCGCGCGCATTCTCGACCGTCTCCAGATGGACGGCGGCATGTGGGTGAACTTCGACTGGGATAGTTATCGCAAAAACGTCCGCCATCTGCGCGTCGTTAAGTGAGGAAAACATGGCTAGAGCATTTTCTGCTGTTGAGCGCCGGGAGTATGTCCGCGCAGTGATTCGTATCACCAGACATCAGGGGCGACTCACGACCGCCGAGGCAATGAAAAAACTGGGGCTGAGCCGCGCTACTGTCCAGCGGTATTTTGCCGAAGCAGAAGCGACTGGCGAGGTTGTCCGGCATGGTCGTTTGGGGCTTTTCCGCGATCAGCGGGCCGTCATCGACTTTGACATGAAGCGTTTTGGCCTGGTGCCGAAAGTTGCTGTTGGGATGAATTACAGCCTGCTTGGCAGTCCTGTTTTTCAGCGAGTTTTAGATGTTCAGGAGGCTATTCATGGCTAAGAATTCAATCGATGTATACGGTGCCAGCGGCAAAACAAACGTGCTCAATTTCGAGCCTGAAAACCTGCACCTGGTCACCGATAAGACCCACCCACTTTATGATGAGCGGGTACACCTGCCTATTGAGGAAGGGATGGTACTGAACATTGCGGAGCTGGGTGTACTTGAGCCGATCATCGTCTGGAAAGACCCTGAAACGGGGCTCACCTGCGTAGTTGTTGGCCGTCAGCGCGTTAAACATACCCTGGAGGCAAATAAACTCCGTCTGAAAGAAGGCAAAGACCCACTGCTTGTACCTGGAGTAGTTAAGCGCGGATCAGCAAATCAGATGGCTAAATATATGGTCAGCGAAAACGAAATTCGTCGACCTGATACACCGCTTGGCCGGGCTAAAAAAATGTCAGACCAGCTCGACCGCGGGCTCGATGAGGACGACATTGCAGTGTTGTTTGGCTGCAGCGTTCAGACCGTTCGTGCAACGCTTTCCCTTCTCGATGCCACTCAGGCCGTCAGGGAAGCGGTAGAGGCTGGCACAGTTACCGTTACCCAGGCGCGTCAGCTGGCATCGCTTAAACCCGAAGAACAGCGGGAGAAAGTCGCTGAAATCGAGCGGGCAACAGCTGGTACTAATGGCCACGAAAAAGCTCGTCGACAACGCCAGATTCTCGGTGAAGCAAAGCCGCGTCTCAAATCACGCAAAGAAATCACAAAAGCCCTCGAAGGTGCCAGCGGTGAATACGCGGCGGCTCTGCGCTGGGTGCTTGGGGAGGCTGTATGACAATCGTAAAAACCCATACCGGCACCGTGATCACCAAAGACGGTCCGAAGGTAAAAAAACTGCACCAGACAGAGCGGATGTGGGTCGTCGGCAAAAACGAGTTTTACCACAAAGAAACCGGGCGCCGTCACTTTGCAGAAAATACGCGCCGCCGGTTGTTGTTGGAAACGATTGAGGCGATAGGTGGTTCACATGACTGAACACGTCGAAAAATACACAAACAAGGCTATAGAAATCATTGCCGACTATATCCAGCGCACTAACAAGAAAAACGAGCAGTTGCAGGAAGCGAAAGTGCGCTTGGATAAAAAAATCGCTCTGTTCGCAGACGATGAGAACTGCAACACAAACAGGCTGATGTCCGTATTTTTACCAGCAATGACCAGCCATACCCGAGATGGCTTTTTCGAAGAGATAGCAGCGGCGTTAGAAGGAGCCAACCAATGACCAAATATGAATTACTCGACTCAAAAATAATGAGCAAAATTGATGCGCATCCTATGCCATTTTCCAGCCTGTACGTCATGGATGTAGCAGAAGAATGCAGCCGCATCGCAAAGGATGAGAATAAGCCAGAACCTTTCCGCATTCTCGATCGCCGGCTTCAGGCGTTACGTAAATCGGGAAAAATCCGCAGTACATCCAAAGGCTGGGTGAGGGCTTAACTAATGACCAGCAAATTAACCAGAGAGCGCCTGCAGGAAATCGCTGAAGATGGATTCCTGAAGCATGGCGAAAGCAAAGAACTGGCCCGTATGGCGCTGGCCGAAAAGGCCAGCGAGCCGGTGATATTGTACCGGGAGCGCAATCCCTACAACGGCTTAACCACAGGCTGGCAAGAGCTTACCGAAAACGAGTTCTCATTCCTCAAAGAGAATGCTGGGGAAAATGCAGAGTTCCTCACGCTCTATCGCCACGCGCAGCCAGCGCCGGTAATACCGGATTTCAAAAAACTGGCTCGCGAACTGGTTGTTAATCTCGTCGATTGCGGCGGACTGGATGAAGGGGTGAAAGAGAAGTATCTGGAGTGGGTGGAGAAAACCTGCCGCGCCGCCATGCTCGCAACCGCCCCGCAGGAGGCATCAGATTTGACGTAATAGCCGATAAATCATTGTCTGTCGCATGTTTTTATTCAAACCAAATGCTAATGTGGTCAGCATAAATGGGCAGCTGCCTACTATGCGGAGGATTTATGGAAGTCGATTTTTTGCTTATAGGAAAAGGTCTAACAGGGCAAATTAAACGGTATGATTATCCAAGAGATAAATTAAGGGTTACTGAGTTAACGGTTGAGTCTGCCAATGAGCCAGTTATAGTTAGACCAGTCCTAGTGTTTGACGTTATTCAACATAAGTTTGATGGGAAAACATATGCAGTTGCCATCGGGGCATCAACAGATTCAGTACAGATTAATGCTCTTATTGACAGGTTAAAACCTCAACCCATACCCGAAAGTTTGCTTATGAAAGGCGACCCTTACGAACAAAAATAAATTATAACCCCCTCCATCAACCGAGGGGGGGTATGTCGAAGTGGAGCATTGCAGCCAAACCGAAAGACGAGCAGAACAAGGTTAACGTTGACCTTGCGTTCTCCGGCGTTGCATGCAAAATGCGTATTAGTGAACTCTGGACGTATGGAAAACAACAGTTGGTATAGTTTATGAAAAAAACATCACTTCTGGTTTGTGCTTCCCTTATATCAACCGTGGTGTTTGCTCTTGATAATAAACAAGAAATAGCACCTTCGCGTATAAGTTGTCCCACGCCAGTGATGCCAGTCAAGGCTCAGGCAATGAGAACTGAAGGGCGTGTCGATTATGCAGCATGGGTTAATGATAAAGGCGAAGTGTACTCAGTAGACATTAAGGGCGATGAGGTTTTCTTCAGGGAAACTGAGGTTGCTATTAAAAAGTGTAAGTTTGTGCCAGGCCATCCAGGGATATATCGGGATACAATAAAATTTAGTCTGGTAAGACCTTGAAAAGGGCGTTTGTCGTCAAATCCCTACCGTTTAGGTAACTCCGAAGTATGCTGAGGCGCCGGTGAGGGCTAATATACCGGATATGTGCATGAAAAAAGACATTGCAGTATGATAAAACCCGCTTCGTCGGGTTTTTTATTATGGAAAAACATCAATCTAAACATAAGCATGGTGTTGGCAAAAAGTGCGGCAGAGGGGTTGAACATTTCACACAACCGGTATACTGTTTGTTTATACAGTATCCATGTGAGGTGCTAACCATGAAAGTTGAAGTCACAATTGATAAACATAAAAAACTCCCTGATGGCGCCATACCTGCGCTTGAGCAAGAATTGCTGCGCCGCTTGTCCCAGTCTTATGATGATTGCAAATTAACCATTCGACGCACAAGCAACGATGGCCTTAGCGTTTTGGGTGGCGCTGATGGCGATAAAAAACGCGTTGAACAAATCCTGCAAGAGACGTGGGAAAGCGCGGACGACTGGTTTTACTGATTCACCTTTTGGTGGCTGGCATTTCCCAAAGCTTCGCAATGAGCGTGCTGTCACCGGACTTTTATTTGCGTCTGTATGTCGCTCAGGGGGTAGTGTGAGTGATGGTATTGAGGTTCCTACTAATCATTCCTGGTACGATGTCGTCAGGAGATCGGATGGCACCATTATTTGTAGCTTCCCGGCCGAAGGAAGGCATCTGATTTACAGGGTTAATGGCATAATTTCAATGCGACCTTTATTGCCCGAAGAAGAAGTTTTTACTCTAAACGGATTTATGAAATTTGCGGAACGACTTGGCTACCGAGTTCTCCCACCTTCTGATAATATGAAATCAACGGCCTGAACAACCGTTACCTACTGCGCCACGGAGAGAAGCCATGGCGCAATTGCACTTAATAAAACAATCTCAAGGTATCCTGATCCCCGCGACGCCGGAGACCAGTGATTTTCTGCAATCAAAATGCAAGCTCGGATCCGTTCTGGAAGCCGATTATAAGCTTGTCCGCAATCCGGCGTTTCACCGCCGTTACTTTGCTTTACTCAATCTCGGCTTTGAATATTGGGAACCTACCGGCGGGGCGATTTCGTCTAACGAGCGCAGGCTTATCACAGGTTACGCCAAATACCTTGCTGCATATGGCGGGAGTGAATCGGCGTTGCTTGATGCCGCCGGGCAATATCTCGACCGGATAGCTGAGAAGCGATCCGGCTATATCAGTATTTGCAAATCCTTCGATGCTTACCGGGCGTGGGTCATCGTTGAAGCCGGCCACTATGACGCCATACAGCTGCCGGACGGCACGCTGAAAAAACACCCTCGCAGCATTTCTTTCGCAAGCATGGACGAATGCGAGTTCCAGGAACTGTACAAAGCATCGCTGGATGTTCTCTGGCGGTGGATCCTCTCTCGTTCATTCAACAGCCTGCAGGAAGCCGAGAACGCCGCAAACCAGCTTTTAAGCTTCGCGGGGTGATGCCGATGAAACGCTCATGGTTTCACCATCTCGAATGCACAACGCAGCAGGCCGAAGAATTGGTAGCGAGATATCGTCAGCGGGGCGTAAAGGTCGAACGAAGCTTAAACCCTGACTTTATGACATGGACCGTCAGCGCGCAGCTGGTGGAGGACAAAAATCCGCCGCGGCCAGACTCTCGCTGGCGCAACAGGATGTGGGGGTGAGTATGGCGAACCTACGCAAAGAGGCGCGTGGCCGCGAATGTACCGTGCGGATCCCCGGGCACTGCAACGGCAACCCGGAAACCAGCGTGCTGGCGCATTACCGCCTGGCGGGTACGTGCGGCACAGGATGCAAGCCTGACGATACTCAGGCGGCGATCGCCTGCAACGGGTGCCATGACGTTATCGACGGCAGAACTAAAACCACCGATTTCACCTACGACGAATTGCGCCTGATGCACGCGGAGGGGGTAATGCGCACCCTGGAAATCTGGCGGAAAGAGGGACTCATTAAATCATGAAAATCTACGATATCACGCCCATCGGCAAACCCAGGATGACCAGAGCTGATAAGTGGAAGCAGCGTCCGGCGGTAATGCGCTACCGGGCATTCTGCGATGAGGTCCGTCTGAAGAACGTTGCTATGCCGGAGCGGGGCGGACACATAACCTTCGTGGTTCCCATGCCAAAGAGCTGGAGCCAGAAGAAGCGAGTAACGATGAACGGACAGGCACACCAGCAGAAACCAGACGCCGATAACATGATCAAAGCGCTGATGGATGCTCTGTTTACTGATGACGCACATATCTGGGACTTTCGTGTAACAAAAGTCTGGGGTGAATCCGGACAAATTTTAATTTCTGATATCGGAGAAGTGGCCGCATGAAACTGGAAGCATCGTTAAAGCATTTCAGCCCGCAGGGGATGCATATCAGCGACGACGTGAAAAGCACATCGCCGAATCGACTGACCGGAACAGATGTTATGGCGGCCATCGGTACCACCAGCAGTCGTGCGCGCTTCGGCCTTGCCGCTTTCCTCGGAAAGGCTGGTATCAGCAAAACGGACGAACAGCTTGCAATTCAGGCGTTGGCGCAGTTTGCCATCAAAAACGCTCCTAAAAATGTCCGCAAAGCCGCTGGTGACAAGCTCGGCGCCTGCATGTTGACGCTGGCGCAATTTGCCTTTGCGGAATACTCACGTTCGGCGGCCACCAGAGCAACGTGTCAAAGCTGCAGCGGTACCGGCTTTATTTCCCGCCATGAAGATGTAATTAAGCACCCCGGTATTTTCGATGCTGACGGTGTCGAAGTGAAGGCCCCAAAGATTAGAAATGAACTGGTGAAAAGGGTCTGTGGAGTGTGCGGAGGAAAGAAAGTGATCCATGCGCGATGCAGGTGTAGTGGTAAAGGGGAGGTCTTAGATCGCAAAGCGACCAAAGAACTTGGCGCACCGGTTTTCAAAACATGTGAACGCTGCTCTGGTAATGGCTTCTCTGTTGTACCCTCTGCGACGGTACACCGCGCCATTCTGAAGCGTCTCCCG